CAGTATTTGATGTTTCAAGCATCATTGGGTTATGTGTAATCTCGTAAGAATTCTCCAACAAATAAATTGTCGACTTCATTTTTAACTCATACTCTAAAGATTCTTTTAACTCATAAAGATACTCATATAACTCAAGCGAATTTTTCGCATCAGAGTTATAATTTCTTACGTTAAAAAATCTTTGGACAATGATGTTGTCGTTAACCATCATTAAAAATTCTAACTTTGTTATTTCTTGGTTTTTCATAATCATTATTATTTTTGTTTATAATTTTTCTTTTCTTTTCTTGTTAATTTTAAAAATGGGGTCAAGAAGTTTACCCAATTATTATCCCCTTTAGGTAGATACTTAAAAAACCCATCTTCCATCATCATTTTAATGATATTCCTATGTCCTCTCCCATCTGGGTCTAAAGATTCTGTATAATATAATTCTACGAGTGTTTTACCTTCATCGGTAATTAATGGGTTTGATAAGTCTACAATTTTTTCATTGATTTCAAAAAATTCGTTTCCGTAAATTCCTGTTTTTGTTTTTCCTGACAAAAGATTTTTTAATACTGTATTGTCTTTATCCTCAGACAACAATCTTTCAGCCTTTGATAAAATATCGGTTATATTAACCGTTTCGTCAAGTATCTCAGGAAATAATTTAATTAAAGTTTTTTCCCCTAAATAATAAATTCCATCAATATTATCGGACTTATCTCCAGATAATATCTTATAGGTTTTTACGTTCTCATGTGGAATGGAATAGTCGTAGATTTTGATTTTATCCCCGTTCTTATACGTTTGTTTTGCCGATGGGGAATAGACACTCACCTTATCTGAAATAAGTTGTGTAAGGTCTTTATCTGACGAAAAAATGGTTTTAAACTCGTTGTGAGAAATCTGACAATAGTATGCGATTAAATCATCAGCCTCGTTGTTAGTAATGTTTATCTGTCTAATAAACATCTCTTCTAAATATTGTTTTACCCTTTCGTTTTGATACTGAAATGAAGTCTCTTTATAAACATTAACTTCCTTTACTCTATTTTCTTTGTATCTAGGATAGAGAAGTTTTCTACTTAAAGAATTATCATCTCCATCCCAAAATACAACTACCTTATCAAAATTTTGTTCTTCAATAAATCTTCTGATAGTATTTAAAAAATGCCATATACCACCAATATGTTTACCATTATGATAAAAATCTTTTACCCCATGAAATCCAATCTTAAGGAGGTTATTCCCATCGACTAATAATGTTTTTATCACTTATGTTGGTTTATAGTTATGACTGTTCTCTTTCTTCTTTTAAATCAAAATCACCATCTGTTCCAATGATTTCTTTCCAATAGTCGGCGTACTCTTTCTTGTATTTTTCGATAGATGCTTTTTCTTCTGTTGCTTCTTTTCCCGCAATAAATCCATGAGGTGTTACGATGATTTTTCCATCTTCATAACCTAAACCATTAATATGGTTTTTCATTACAGATACTTTAGTTCTTGACGCAAATTTAATTGTTCTTTTATCTTTAGTTGCGGTTATTTTAGTTGTCCCAGCACCTTTTTGATTACCAAATAAAAATACTAAAGAAGAGTTTAACCAAATAGCCTCACCACCCTTCGCTTTAATCTTAGGTTGTCCAAATGGATTATCGGGTAATTCCACCCAAGGTTGGTTCACTATAATTAAAGTGTTTTCGTATTTTGAATCAGCCTTACGACTTCCTGAAATACGTTGGTTAATACCCATACCTATTTTATCGGCTAATGTAGAGGCGTTATGTTGCTTCCCACCTTTTCCTTCAAAAGTCATTTTACAAGGTACAGAACCAACTGAATCCCACATAAAACATAAACTGTAATCTAACTCTCCTTTCTCTTGAGCATCCAATAAACTATTGATGTAATCTGTAATTTGTTCAATATAACTGAAGTTATTATTGAATATGTAGAATCCGTCCCAATCTAATTCTCCCGTTCCTTCGTCAACCACTTGCTCACAGTCAAAACCCATTAGTTTTGCGTGCTCAAACGACCATTTTTGTTCCGTAATAATAAACACAGGAAGTATACCTTTCTTTTGAGCATCAACCGCAGTCTTTACCAATGCCGTTGTTTTTCCTGTATCTGAGTGACCTAAAAACATATTCAAATGTCCTATTGCGGGTCCTGGTAAACCGACCGCATCTAAGAAATCATTACCCAAATCAAAAAACCTTTGGGGTTTATATTTCGCAGACGTTGAGAATTTATCTTTAATTGACTTAAAGTCATTTTTCTTAATTGCCATATTGTCTATGTATTTGTTAAATGTTTTGTTAAAAAATAAAAACTTGGACATATACATGGACACAATGTCCTAGTAAGTGTCCAAGTTCAATAACTTAAAATGGGAGGTCTTCGTCAGGTGCACTATTTGCTTGTAAATCAGTTGTCGGTTGTTTTTCAGATTTACCCCCCATAGAAATTTCTGACTCATCAGAGTTTCCATATGAGTATCCACCTTTGTCACTATCCCAACGTGGAGTTTCTCCTCGTGCAATTGCTTCAAGATATTCTACAGGTTTTTTAGAATAAACGTCAGACCAAGTAAGTTCATCTGTAATCCAAGATTTTGCAGTATCAGCATCTTCGTGAACAGGTCCTGCGTCTTCATACATAACAGTTTGGATAACTGTGTAAACCGCCCCTTTTGGGGTTTTTGCTTTGGTTAATTCAAGGATAATGTCACGACCTGTTGTTGCGTCTGTAATATCACCTTTAGCTCTCCAAATAGGAATAATTTTGTCAAGGATTCCTTCGTTTTTGTAATTGTGTTTAAAACGCCAGAATTTAACTCCGTCCGCCTCATTATCACGGTCAATTACTTTTACGATGTAAAATTTACGAGGTTTGTATTGTTTAGCAAGTTCCTTGTCAGAATCTCTGCCCGTAGACATAAGTTCTTCGTTAACTTCACTCAAAGGTGAACGTTCGTTGTCATTCTTGCCTGGGTCAAATAACTTTACCCATTTTCCATCCACTTGAATCTCATGGAACCATACTTCTTTAAAAGGTGAAGAACCATCAGGTGTTGGTAAGATTCTTAATCTTTTTTGACCTTGTTTCTCGTTATCCTTAAGGATTGCCGCGAAATACTTTTTCAATCTATCTTCTTGAGATATTTTTGAGGTGGAAGTATAACCACCTTGTTTTGATTGTTCGTACTGTGCTAGTACCGAATCTAGGGATTTGTTTGTCGCCATATAATATAAGTTTTAATTGTTTACTAAGTATAAGTGTCAGCCTTTGTTTTGTCAAATAATTTAAAGAAAAAAAAACGGTCACTTAAGACCGTTAATTTACTTTAATCTCGAAAAAGTATCGATATCGGTGTCGGTGTTTTCAAAGTTTCTAAAACTTTTTTTAATATCACCAGGAGAATATGCTTCAACATCATCTTTGGTTAAAATATACTCATTTTTTCCCGACTTTTCCATATCTTCTTGTTTATCTTCAAAAAAATCGGTTAGTTTTTGATTAAATGGTCCTGAATCCAAACTTCTCAATTCTAATTTTTCTTCAGGGGTTTTTACTCTATATTTTTCAACCTTAGTTTCAAGGTCATTTAATTTATTCATAATTGAATCCATATCAGAAAGTTTACTCTCTAAACCTTCAAGGTGCTTAAATAAATTATCAAAATATTCTTCTTGTTTTTTCTCAACATTTTGTTGTGATTTAACTAAATCAGTTATATCAAGTTCTTTAGACTTTTTAGTTTCACCTCCAAGTTTTTCAACGTCAGGGTCAGATGAAACATCTACAGATTCAGGTGGAACATCCCCTCCAACAGGTGGTGGTGGCATTGCTCCCGCAACAGGTGGCGGTGGAACTGCTCCCGCATCAGGTGGTGGAGGAACCGCTCCTGCGTCAGGCGGTGGTGGTAATGTAGCATCTTGCTCAGTGATATAATTGTTAATACTCTTATATCTCATGACTTCATTTAAGATTTTTACGTCTATTTTCATTTTCTTATCCATTTAATAATTGTTTTACTCCAGTAGTTGTCTCAACTTGGATTTTTTTATTTTTAGACATAGTATTGTCCACTCTTTCGATTAGACCGTCTTTCATTCTGATTGTATAACAATCTCCTGTATCTAAATCACAAACTTGCTTATTACCGTCACCTAAATCTTTTTCGGTGTGTCGAGTATTTTTACCTAAGTAGTTATCTAAAATTAATTTTGTATTCATAATTTCTTTTTTATATAAATATCTTTATTCTGTTAAAAATTTTTAAGTAAATTTAAATGTTACTGGAAACAATTTATAAAAATCAGTTCTGCTAGTGTCAGTAGTTGTCCCGTCAGCTAAAACGGGTTTACTTAACACAGTAATACTAAACGAATAGGTCCCTTTAATATCTGCCGATGATGTACTAAGAATATTACACCCTACCTCCTCTAATAACGTCTCAATATCTACCGTAAAAGTTTGTTTGTTACTTGAAATTAACGAATTAAGATTATTAAATCCTGCTCCAGTCCCACTACCATCCCCACATTCAGAATCAATATTATAATCGAAATGAGCTCCAAATATATTATATAACCCTGTTGACCCATTAACCGTAACCGTTAACTTTTCAAACATTGGCGGATTTGCCACAGTATAAGAATTAACACCATTTAATGGTACAACAGTATTAGATGGTACGGGTGTTGGTGAAGGTGTCGGTGTTGGTGTCGGTACTATCTGCGAGACTCCATTCCAAATATCTAAAGATTTTTGAACTTTAGATTCAATATTAGATAATTGAGTTGGGTCCATAGTGGTGTAAACATTTGAATCATTTTGTTTTGCCCCAAAATATAATATCCAAAATTTAGTAATCTCTTTTGCCGAATTATTAGGTAAAACAACCATACTGTTTTTCCATTTTTCTAATAAAATTGTAATATTATTAGTTAAATCATCAAACAATGCGTATGGTAATGTTGTTGTGTCAGATTTTAAACAAAAATAATTTTGTGCTCCGAAATATGTTGACGGTTTTTCTCCCCAATATTTTGATAAGTCGATACCCGCAAAATTATTTTCATATGCTTCAAACCCTGTCGAAGTTCCTGACTCTAAATATAATGCTGCAAACACCGCGTATTTTAATTTACCATCATCAGGAATGTTTCTAGAGGATAATAAATTAACTATCGTATCCTTAACCTCTTTAAAAGTTACCTTACTACTTTGTGGTGTTATTGGGGTATATCTACTATAGTCTGATGCGGGAGTACAAGCTTGTGTCTGTGTTAACTCTTTACTACCATTAGCGTTTGATACCACTTTATTTTTTTGAGATATAACGTTTCCACTTGCATCCTTAGTCAATTGTTTTTTCGCCTCTTTGTTTTTAGTAATAATCGATTGTAACAAATTTGTTTTAAGTGATTGTAAATACGCATCAATTTTAGGTAACGATGCAATAGGTTGTCTAACCCCTTCAATAATAGTATCAAAATTACCAGGACTTATATTATGATTAACACTTAATATCATATATGGTCCACTAAACATTGGGACATGTCTTAAGTTAAAATACATTGTAGGTTGTATCATAGCGTTACCCATCATAGTTATTTGACATCCATAACTCCTATTTTTATATAAATTATATAAAGATGTACTTTGTGTTGACCCTTTTCTACCTCCACCTTGATTTGCCATCTGATTTAGTATTTCCATCCCTTCCGCAGTCGCCTTACCAGCACTTTGGTCTACTTGGAAACTTTTAAATATCTGTTGGTTTTGTGGTCCAATATCAACATTAAATCCGACCACCTTATTAGATTTATCCCAATCTTTTTTACCCACTTGATTTTCGACTAACGGATTATCACTAGCTCTACGTAAATCAAACGCATCATTTCTATAACGATAATCAACATTATTTTTTAAATCTAATTGTTCACTTGGTTTACCCGCATAAAAACAAACCAATTTTGAAGAGGAATCCCTATAATCAACATTTAAAAAGGTGCCAAACAAATTATTTGCAAAGTCTGCGGTTCCATCAATTCTTGGTATTGGGTTTTTCACCGCATTTTGTACGTTATAAAAATTAATATATGATGGGATATTCATTACCACAAAATGATTTTCAATTAAAATACTTTGGACAAAAGATAACATAGACGCTTTTACAGGTAAGTTTAATAATCTATCCTTTAATTTGTAAACATCGATTAAAACTTTTTCTCCAATATTCCTACTCGCCCTATCTAATAATAAAACGTCTTCAAATAATGTTTTTGTTTTAAAATCATTTCCTGAAATCCATTTATCATTTAAGGCTTTAAATGTTTCCCATAATTCAACTTTAGGTTGGTTTCCTTGTAAATCAGACTCGACTTGACCTTCAGTACCAATTGTTGTTGTGGGTAACGATGATTGTAATTTAGGTATTAAATTATTAACGATTTTTGATTGAAAATTATTAATATCCAATAAATAATTTGTCATCGCTTTATAAAACGCCCCTTCACCCGCTTTATTTATTGGGTTAGGTACTTGGGGATATTCATCTTGTCGAGCAAACACCGTTTCAACAATGAATTGTTTATCAGTAGGTCCTGTAGATAAAGAACCAAAGAATGCAATGATGGTTTCATTTATTAATGTTTGAGTATTACCTGTGGTTGTTGGCAAAATGCTTGGTAAACTTTCATACAATATAACACCCTCTTTGTTTGATAAATATGAAATTTTTTGTGGTCCAACTTGTCTAACCGTAATTGTGTCTCCACTTAAAAGAGTGGTAAATGAAACTTTTTTACTTGGTGATGATATCGGTGCGTCAGGTGGTGCAATCGGATTACTTTGAAATTGGTTTAACTTCTGAGTTGCATATATTTTTATTACTGTAGCAAATAATTTAATGTTATCCACCGTAAAAGCAACATTTAAATCCACAAAAAAATCCGTTATATAAGAACCATTGTCATCATAAACTAATTCAGGTATCTCTGAAAATCCCACATAGGTATATAATGTTGACCATTCATTAGGATAGTTTGTTTTAGATGTTATTAGTGACACTCCCCCACCATTAGTTGGTATTGCATTAGGTGTCATAACAGTATATGGTTCCCAAGTATATGGGTCAGTTAATGGTAATGATGAAAAAGTATAAAATAGTTTCTTATCATATAAAGACGGATTACCATATTTGAATACGACATCATAATTTAAAAATTGTCTTAAAATATTAGTTATATTATTTGTTTGGTCGTCTTGTATTTTTTTTACAATGTTAGACCCAATATCACCTGTCACCTTTGGTATCTTTAATAAACTTCTAAATAACATCTGAAAGTTTTTAAACGTTAGAGTGGTTTCAGTTTCAGGACTATTTGCTTGATTTGATATGGTACTTGAAACATCAGAAGTACTAACCCCCAATGCTCCCGCAATAGCGTTTGCCTGTCCAATATCGTTAGTTGAATTATTTGGAGTATAATCGTAAATTGATTTTGAGAATTTTAAAAACTCTGTTTCAAATCCATCTAAAACATCTTTTTCAAAAACAGATAACATTTCACTCATTTGTGAGTAATCCTTGTCAACACCATTTATTGAGAAATTTTCTTGTTGGCTTTGTCCTGAGAAAATGTGTTTCATATACGCAAACGGTGAGGGTTTTTTAAGTTTTGACCCATCAAAGTATCCGTAGTTCGGTGCTCCCCAAAATAATCTAACAGACCCATCATACATTGCTTGATTTGAGTTTACCTCAAATTTCATTTCGTATGACGACCCACTTGGTTTAAAACATTCATTTTTTGTTTGATTTAAAAGAGACCCTTGTGACGGCATCAAATATATATATTTTTTATCTAGTGTATCAACACTAACCGACCAAGGAATTATTCTTAAATCTCTTGATGGTATTGTTGGGTCAAACCCTTCATTAAGACTAATAATTGCATCATCAACGTAATTAATTGAAACTCCTGAGGTTATCCCTGATTGTATTGCACTATCAGTATACCCTGAAAAAACTTCATACCCTTGACAAAAGACATTGAAGTCGTTTATCAATTTAGGATAAAATCCTGTATTAATTAATGTTGAAATTTCAGACCCAATAGTGGTGTCTTTTTGTAATACAATATCGATTGGTGCTCCATTAATAATTAACCCATAATTTCGAGTATTTGCACTTGTTACAGGGTCAAAATTGGTCGTATAACTAAACCCTGTCCAAGAGGTATCTAATATATCAATATTTTTTTCAACATACATTTTATATCTATGCCAAATAGACCCAAACTTTAATATCCATGCGTAAGGTAATTTATGTACAGCACCAAATTTCTTAAGAGCCGCAAAAATATAATCTAAATCAGTTGTGGTATTATTATCATACGTTTTAAACTTCTCCCTCATTGTTGCCAATGGTAAACTATTAATGAAAAGATATGCAGAAGCGATGAATGGATGTTCATCATTATTTCTGAAATTTTTAACCCCCTCTTGAATTGAGTTGATAAAATATGGTGTATTCATTATTGAGGTAGTTTGGTTATCGCTAACCTCCCCACTATAGTTAAAATATCTAACATTCCCTTCAGTAATCAATTGAGTTTCAAAAGTTCTATTTTGATACCATGTTTTTAAATCCGTTGAATTAATAACATTTGGTGTTTGTCCTGCAAGATAAACAAAGTTAGTTATTGGTCGAATACTATTAGGGGTGTTTGTGGTAACAAAACTTGTTATTAATTTTATGTTTGGATTATATTTTAAAACTTTAGTAGTATTAAGAGCCCCGTTAGCATCTAAAATTGTTGTCCCATTTGCCAAATATGTTTTATCCCAAGTTCTATTAGTAAATGGAAAAGTATCACCTAAATCAAATTTGTTTGATGTTGTGGAATCTTCAATATATTCCGACATAGCGATTTCATTTGGCAATGAGACCGATGGTTGTGATTCAGAACTATTTAAAATATTCACATTAATAAATTGGAATCCTCCGTTTGTAACAGTATTTTTAATGTATGGAGTATTAAAAATTCCTCTAATATAGTTTTGCCAACTTTCTCCTAATCCGCTATTTGAGAATTGTCTTAAGATTGTTGGGAAGTTAGTCGCATTAAACCCATACTCTTTTAGTTTTTGAATAATAAAAGGATTATCATTTGATAAACTTTTAACAATGTTATTGTTTTCGGCTTCGGCAATCAGATTAGTAATCTTATC